ATCAAGGCTCCAGCCGCCGTTTGCAGCGCTGTCACCGTGTCTGCGTCCAAATAGCCCAGCGTGCCGGCAATAGTTGCCCCCGCCCAGCCTATGACGCCTATAACGGTCTTGAGCCCCTTGAACGCCTCGCCGCCGAACACAGTATCAATCTTGCTCGTGGGCTTTGGTTCCGGCACGGGCGAACGCTCGGCTTGCTGCAAATCACCCGGCAGCGGTTCAGGCATGGGCTCGACGGGGAACAGCTCTTTTAGCTTGGCTTCTGCCTTGCCCGCAACGTCGCGGATCTGTGTGTAAGTGGCTTCCTTGAGCTTGGCCGTGACGGCTTCTGGCTCCGGCTCCACTTTTTCCGGGCTGAAGGCTTCCGCCAGCGCCTTGATAGCCAGGTTGATGGCCCCGCCCGCTACAACGTTGACCAGCGTCGGCGCAATGAACGCCAACGGCTCGACCTCTTTCCTGAATTCATCCATGATGTCTTCCTCGTTTGCTTCCGGTTCCGGCATGAGCACCAGCCTTTCATTCATCAACGCCCGCAACAGCACCGCCGCGCCGATCTGTTCAGAAACTAAATCAGCTCGGTATTTGCCGTCCGTTGCGTATTTCCCGCTCGCGTAAAGGTTCGAAAAGCTCCACAGGTAAGGCGAGTTAATGCCGCGATAGCGCATATAGCCCCAACCGTTATACCGCTCAAACTCATAAAGCGCACGCGGAATTGACCAATCCTTGATCTGGTCAAGCTCCTTTAGCTTGATCGCATCAATTGCGCTCTCATCCCACGAGAACGGCGGTTGCCCTTTCTCTGGCCTGCCGGGCGGCTCCTGCACGGTCCGCGCGGTGAGCGGGTCACCATTGTGCAGATGAGTGGTGAAGTCCTGCCCGCTTTCGAGATTGTGCGTTATGCCAATCCACCACCACGGAACGCCCGTCATGCGCTCGACGCGCTCGTAATTGTCGCGCGAAGCTGCAATATCATAGGCAACCTTCGTCGCGGCGTTCATTTGGGCGCGGCTTGAACGCATTTTCTTGAACAGATTGGCATAGCCGCGTTTTGTCGCTTCAAATGTCGGCATGTTTAAACGCGTCCTATAATTGACAAACGCCCGTTCTCAAGCGTAACCTCGTCTCTCGTGTCGTACCAACCGTTTTCATCGAGTTGCAGGGGCTGTTCCGTGCCATCATTCAAGCGGTAGCCGCTTGCTAACCCTTTACTACGCACCCAAAGCACGCCCGCCCGTATTTCCCATTCGATCCCGCGCGCCGGGATACCGTCAAAAGCCACGCGCCCGACTTCCGTAATGCCGTAATGATCATGAACGGGAACGTCAATTAAGGCTTGAATTCCGTTTTTAGCGTGCGGCCATAAATTCTTGTACAAAACTATACGCTGAAGCGTCCCACGCATCTCACCCGCATGCTTCTTAAGAAGTTTAAACGCAGGAGCCATACCCGAAAACACTATATGAGCCGTATGCGCTTGGTCCCAAGGTAAAACTTGTCCGCCATCGCGCTTAACGGCTTCAACAAAGCTTATTTGGTAAATAGACGTTTCGATTTCTGCTGAACATGCAACTCGTTTATCCGCGTACTCACCTTTCCACGCTTCGCAACGCGCTTGAATAGCTTCTTCGGATATCAAAACTTCTTTAAGCGCTCCGGTTGTTCCGCTTGTCGTCGTTATGATCGTCATGTCACCCTCAAGAAACCGCTTCCGAGCATATTAGCGCTGCCTTCATCATCCATATCAACCGCTATGTTAGCAGGTGACGAATTATAAAGCTTACGCGCAAGGTACGAAAAACTTGCACTTACCGTCAAATCAATTTCACCGTCTTTTGCCGGTGACATGGTGCGAGGGTTTACGGTCCCGGTTAAGCTGCCGTCACTGTACGAACCTATTCCGACTAGCGGTGTTCCTTGCCCGCTGGCTAAAATTGTTTGCGAACTCGGATTGCCCGCTGTGACTTCCGTGTCTGGCGTTGACGCAACAATACTACTTATATTGGCATCGGCCCGATATAAGAAATAACCTTGAGCAATTGCAAGTGTTGCTGACATTGCTGCTGTTATCGTTGCGCTTGAGTCCGCCACTTCTGCAATCTTATAGCTGACTACAATACGCGACACGCCGCCGGCCATCGTAAACCATTGCGTGAAGCCGGACGGCGTTGCGGCTGCTGGCGGTGATCCTTTGTTTGCGGCGAATTCGGCATAAATGATTAAATCGGTTCCTGATAACCCTGCCGGCAAATCGATGTCACCGTCATCTTGAGTACCCGCTGTAACGTAAGTCAGCGTAATGCCGCGCGCAACAAGCCCCCTTCGACGGATTAAACCACTCATTAGCTTACCCCACCATGCGCGCCGTCAATGATCCACGTGTCTGAAGCTTCACGGAACAGCACCGCCGAAGCATATTGCGCGCTGATGTCTGCGCCGCCGCCCGTGACGCCGTTCAGGGTAACGCCGGATGGCGCTTGAATGGTCGTAACACCCGCGCCAAGCTGCTTGATTTCGCAAATCATGTTTGCCGGATAGTTCGCAGTCCCTCCGCCATTCGCCTGGATGTTCACCGTGTTCGCACTTGCGTTGTTCATAGTGATGATTTTACCGGAGTCCGTGTTCGACAGGCTGTAGCTCGTGCTCGTGTCCGTTGTGCGGCCTGGCTCCCGTTGCGCGAGGTCATTGCCTTCGACCGCTACAATGCCCGCTGCGGATCTGCTAAGCGTCGTATCGGATGCATGCCCAAGCTCAAGTGTCCCGCAAGCGATGGCCAACGCCGTGCCGAGCTCAAGCCCGTGAGTGAAAGCAAAGCGGTCCTGGCTCTCATCCCAGAACATGCGCGGTGATCCGCTCACAATGACGCTCAATAAGTCCGCATCTGCGTCACTGCCCGGATTGACGTCCAGGCCCGCCGCACCGGTAAGCACGATCGTAGCCAGGCCCGCAAGCGCCAGCGCATCCGATATGGTGACACCAGTGCCTTGATACACATCCCCGCTGGTGCCGTTCGCGCGGATCAGTTCATTATCTGCCGGGCTGGCAGGCAGAGACACCGCACCCAACGATGCAACGGTGACGTTTTCAAAGTTGTCCGCAGCCGAATTCCAGCCGAGCAGCGTATTTGCGACCGGGTTTGGGATAACCAGGCCCGATAGCGTGGAGCTTTCTGGCAGCAACAGCGATCGGCCGATTTTCTCGTTTAAACGCTGTAATAACATAACAGCCAGATCGGCCGCACGCTCATGTGTGGCAGAAGGGAACGGGTCATTGCGCGGCCAGGCTGTCTGTTGCTGCAAAGGCGGATCGCGCACGAGGGTGAGCGTTTCACCTACGGCAAGCGCGGTGACGAGCGTGACGGTAGCAGACGAAAAATCCGCTGCCAGCGTGACCGAATAATGCGTCGTCAACGTCAACGTCGTGTCAACGCCGCTTACCGTTTTCACGACGCTAATATGCTCTTCGTCGAACAATTTGAAATTGAACGAAAATGGCCCGGTAGACCCGGAGCCCGCATACTGCACGCGGGCAACTTCTTCATCGACCGTCATGGCTAATTCCCTGCCTGCCATTCTGAGGGCGCAAAGCTGCTATCGCCCGTAATGCTTTCAACGAAACCCGGCGTCCCAAGGAATTCGATCCCCTGATCTTTCTTGAGCCTTCGCTGCATGCGCCTAAGATAGCCTGGATTGGCCGCTTCCGTCAAAGCATTCCAGAACAGCCAATCCGTGGCGAGTTTGGTGTAAAACATGTTCGTGAACGGAGTAATAGACCGGGCAAACCGGATCACATCCCCGGACGGGTTTTCGCCGCGCACCAAAGCCGCATAAATCGACGAGAAGCGTTCAACCTCGCCCATCGTCGGCCCCAACGCATAGGCTGCCAGGCTTGTGCCGTGCCGGTTCCACTGCCCAAACAGGTAATCTCCCATGATCGATGCGGCCCCGGCGCGCGTGAAGCCCGCCAGCACGGCTTGCGTCGGGAACTCATCCCATTGGCTTGTCGGGTCTTGCCCTTTGAGAAGCTGGTTCAAGCCATTCGACACAATACCGAGAATCGTACCGAGGATGAAGAATTGCATGAGCCCGCCGATAGCGCCCATGGAAGATTGCCCGCCGTAAATCTCCCGGCCCCACGTGCGGCGAAGCATGGCCACGGTGAAGCTCTTGAATTGCATGGCGAGCCGAAGCGCAGCTCCCAGCGGCGTATCGGCTGCCGCCCCTTGATAAAGTATAGCCCGTTCAGCCACGCCAGGTTGCAACACACCGTAATCCATACGATCGGCATAATATGCATAAAGCCTGTCTGCCATTTGCCGTCTGAAGGCTCCGTATTCATTCACAGTGCCTGTAGCTTGATTATAAGCGTCAATCGCCGCGTCCGGGATGGCAAGAGCATCACGGGGCGTCAAATATGTCCGGCCTTCATTACCTACCAGCCACGGCGCTTGACGCAAGGCGTCCCATTCATGTTCGCCAATCGAGAACGCTTGCATGATGCGCTGTTCCGGCGCGTCCATGTTCACCCACGGCGTGTCTTTATGCTGCCCGAGATTGCGGCTCATCATCACCATAACGGAACCTCGCGCCCGGTTGGTCATCGCCATTGCGCCGGTATACCGGAAAAACCATTCCTGTATCTGGTGAATGCGTCCAGTGAAGCCGCCGCTTATGCGCGGATCGTTCACTTCCATGAGCGCGCCGTACTGCCCTATCTCACCTTCGATGAACGCGTTCAGGAGTTCGGATACCTGCCGCTTTTCCGAACCATGCCCGCCCCGGATATACCCGCCAAGCGTGGCGGTAAGCCGATCTACAAACCCGACGCCTTGATATCGCAGCTCGCCCGCCACGCTGGCAAGATCCGTCAACTGTGCAAACGGCAGAAAGCCCAGCTTGGCCATGCGCTGAACGGCAAGCGTGTTGTGTACGATAAGGTTGGCCGTCTGATTGTGCACGTGATTTGCTTCGCCCGTCATATAGGACATCCACAAATCGTAATGCCTGCGTTGCTCGTTTAAACGCTGCACCAAGTCCATGTCGCCAGCGTCTCGCGCACGTTGCAACGACATGACGAAATCCGTTTCAAGCGCGCGCTTGGGGTTTGTTCCCCATACGCGCATTAATCCGGCGTCCCGGCTCATGCTCATGGCGCTTTGAAAGATAACCTGCGTTGGCGTCATTTCGCTGGCCTGCTCCATATAAGCCAGCCAATCGTCTGCGCTCTTGAAATGAATGACACGCCGCTCCGAAACCTTCTTGGCCATGTTCTGGCCTGCTGAATACGTGATGACGTCCAACTCTGCCGGATCATAGCTATCATGCAATCCGGACGCGATACGCCGGTATTGTTCACGCAACGCATTGTCTATGAATTCCGGCGCCCGGTTCGGATAAATCGTATCAATATCGAAATGCCTTTGCGCAAGCGATACCCATTCATCCTCGCCCATGCGCCGCAGAAGGTGAGCGCTGTGCGTCGTTTTCGAAATATACCCGTTATAAGACCCGACGAATGCCCCTTCAGTGTTGAGCATTTCCACGCCCGCACGCTGCATGTTATAGATAGCTTGTGCGATTTGCTGCGCTTGTCGATTGCCTGTAATACCTGGCTGCCCGTTACGCATGTTCAGCTGTTCAAGTTCGCGCGCCCATTCCCGTTCCAAGCTTCGATTTGCAAACAGGCGATCGAGGCCATTCGCTTTAAGCTCCCGATCAAATGCGCCAAGCAGGTTATGCACGTTCCCTTCGATCGCTGCCGCCGCGCTATCCCGCGACCCGTGAAAAGGCGTGTTTGTACCGACAAGCTTGGATTGAATACCTAACGACGTGTCCGGCGCGGCATTATACGATATTTCACGCACGGCCCGCTTTTCCGCATCCATAACGACGTTTGCGCGCTGCTGTGCCGCTACAAGCCGGGCACGCGCTATGAGGATGTCACGCGCTTCGACAAGGCGCGCATTCGTCGTGCTTTCAAGCTCTTGCTGAATACGTCCTTGTTCCGGAGAGAACGGACCGAACACTTGCCGGTTGCGCGGGTGAATGTCGTACTGAATAAGCATTTCAACCACGTCCGCCACTTCTTCCTTGGTGAGCGTGGTTTGCGTCTCGTCAATGATCGTTCGAATGCAATGCTCTTGGCTCATTCCAAAACCCCGTCTTTCGCGTATCGGATTGCGGCTTCCTTACCTTTATTCGTGTATACGCGCCAGACAGATAATGAGCATTTCCCGTAAGCTTTGACCAGCTGTTGCACGTCTTCAGGCAACTTGGCCAAGGCAGTTTTTTCAAGCGAGCTTAAACGGGAGGTTTGAGTAGGCATTTCACCGCAGTTTCATAAACATCAAGCAAATCGTCAGCTTCACGATCCACTTTCGCCAGTTGTGCCCGGATATTAGCGGCAGTATCTTCCGGCAGCAAGGGCAATATGCGCTCAAGGCGTGCCGTCGTGTCCGCCTCGATCTGCTGATAACGCGCGGTCACGTCGTTCAACTCCGGTGAAGTCAACGCTTCCTTTTCCGCTGGCGGCGTTTCAACTTTGCGATTTGCAGAGCCGATCTTTGCGTACTCAGCTGCCACGGCTGCGTTTTGTTCCTTCGTTCTTGGTAACGGAATACTCCGCGTTATCCATTCACGTTCAGAACGCGCGCCCGTAACGCGTTCACCCGCCACACGAGTTATATTTGGGTAGAGCTCTTGCATCGTTTGCCCGATTTTACGCAAAATACTAGGCCCTAATTTCCCGCGCGCTTCATCGAGGTTGTACAATTTTCCTTGGTCATTGTATGCATCAATGCTGTCAATATCAAATACCTCTCTAGCGGACTTACGCGGCCCGCCGGTCACTACCGCTATAGGCTTATCCCCCTCATATATAACGTGTCTGCGTTTATTATCGCCTACATAGTCTTCAGCGACCGCACGCAATTTTCGCGCGGAGCCGATCTTTGCATACTCAGCTGCTACGGCTGCGTTTTCTTCAGGTGAAAGCGGTCCGAGTTTGGCGGCGCTTGGCTGTTTCGTTTTCGATGCTGGCGTTTCGCCCTTCGCCTTGCGCGCTTTCACCTTGTTCTTGAACGTTAACAGCACGTCGGGTTGATCCAACCGCGTGTTTATATCGAAATACGTGCTGTCAATTGTTGGAAGCTTGTCTCCGGTATCTGCATTACGCGCAACAAGCTCTTTCTTGCTGATCATGTTATTCAAAGCTTTGCGCATAGCTTCGAAATTGAATTCATACCGCCCTATGAAATGCATATCCGTCAGCGCTGAAAGGTAATATTCCCCTTTCGTCGCCATGTTCGGAAACATTTCGTCCAAGTCTTGGCGGATACGCTTCAGCTTTTCCGCAGCAAGGGACGGCGCGGATTTCCATTCCGGTTGCTTGCGCTCCGGAACTTTACCCGTTTCCTGCCGAGCCTGCTTTTTCGCTACGGTTTCCTTGGCCTGTTTGGCGCGATCCTTCTCAACGCCTTTAGCCAGTTCGCCAGCTTGGGGCTTTTGCGCTTTCCGAGTGACCTTTACACGGCCGATCGGGATGCCGCCACTACCCAAGCCCGCGCTATCGTCGAAGAAAACGTAAGTGCCGTAATTCGGGTCCGTGAAGGTGCTCTTGACAACAACGTCCGGCCCGGCCTCGCTTACCGCCATCGGCGCTCCGGTTTCGTCCAAGATGCTCACCGTGTCCCCGGCTTCCGGGACTTCCTCACCTTCTTTGACTTGGCCGGCCTCGATCTCGGCACGTGTCTGCGCGCTCTGTTCCTCTTTAGGCGGCGGGGGCGGCGCTTCCCCGCGTGCAATAGCTTCCCGGCGCGCTATGAGCCGGTCGATAGCTGTGTTCAGTCTTGCTCGCTCTGCGGCAACGACGTGCTGTTCCCGCCCCACAATCGCCCGAGCCCGGGTTTCCGGGCGCGCATTTGGATCCACGCCCGCCGCTTCTTGGGCCGCTGCAATGTACTCTTGCTCTTCGCGGAGGATTTCCGCAGCTTCCAAACGCTGGCGCTCATCGATTTCGCGGAGAACGGGACGCAGCGGCGAACTCTTTTGCCCGGCTTTAAACGCGTCAACGAATTCATCCTTGGTGCGTACAAACCCGGCCTCGACCGCACGTTTAAACAGCTCATCGAATTCAACGCCCCTATCTGTGCGCTTCAAGCCCTTTCGCTTGATCATCGCCGTACGCGGCAAGGCTTCGTCCAACGCCGCTTCGAGTACGCCGTCTGTGTCTCGCACACCGCCATGCGAGCGCACCCACGACATGAAATCTTCCACGCTGGTTTGTTCCGGCTTACGCCGCTTGCCGGATAGCTTGCCTTTCCAGTATTCCACGCGGGCAAGCGTGTCATCAATCTCCGGCCCGTCACGGCGTAACGTGGCCACATAGCGCAGCTGGTCTGCCAAATCCGGATCTTGCTTTGCCAGGTAATCAAGGACGTCCGAAGCTGACACCTCACGCCCGGCAAGCACGTCGGCCACAGCTGCACGCATTGCCGCTTCTTTGGCTTCATAGGGCAAACGGTCGACAAGATCCCCGGGCGTCTCGGCAGGTGAACGCCGGTAAGTTCGGCCCGTGATCTTTTCCGCCGCACCGCCAAACGCCATATGCAAGCCCGAGCCAAACCCGGCACCGAACAGCAGATTTTGCAGCGAATGAAACGCCGTGTAATCACGGCCTTCCTGCGTAGCTGCGGCCGCAATCAACGGTTCGACAAGGGCGGCACCACCCAAGCCTTCAATGGCGCCGATCTTCGCTCGCGCCATCGTGCGCCCGCCAAAGCTCCCCGCCCGCGCCAGCATGTTCATGGCCCGCGTCTGCCCGACGAACGGGACAAAGCCTGCTGCGATGTTGAGCGGGTCCAGGAGCGAAGCACCCACCGACGTGGTAAGCTGCGTCAAGGCGCTAGGGCTGTAGCCGGACACGGTAACTTCCCGCTCCATGCGCTCCCGCCCGCGCCGAATGAGGATGTCCAGCGCTTCTTGCGATATCGGGCCGTCACCGATGTCAAGCTTAAGCCCGGCATCCGCTATCTGGGCTTTTGCGTGCTCATTGGACACGCGCGTAAATCGTCGCTGGTTTTCTTCGAGCGTCTTACGCAGATAGCTATCTGCGGGCAAGTCTTCCGGTATCGGATCAAAGGCATAACGCCCGGCACGCCCCAACTCAATAGAGCGGTACACCGAAGACGTCGGACTATCACGCAAAACGTTTGCCGTTTGAGCGCTTAGGTATTCCCCGAAACCCGCTTCCACGTCCAGGATTGAAAATTCCGGCCCGTAAGACGCCAATGCAGGCCCTACCGGCACGTAATTTGTTGCGTCAACCATGCTTACACCTACCTGAAATCGTAACCCGTATAAAGCTCTTGTCGCCGCATTTCATCCGTTTGCTGATACACATCCTTGAAAGCTTGTTCTTTCTTTTCGCGTACTTGATCCCACGTCAAAGTTATTGGCCTGCCGTCCCGGTAATTCCACATTTTCCCGCCGACAACAAAACCGACGCCGGAGTCATCGGGAAGCGTTACCCATTTTCCTTCGCGCGCTAGCCAATCTCGCGTACGCCGCTGCAAATACTCGGTACTCAAAGCCGCACGCAGTTCCGTGTTCCCGGCTGCAAACAGCTGGATATTCCCTTCGCGTGTCAAATTGCGATGCTCTTGTTCAAGCGTCACTTCAAGGCCGTCAAAATATCCAGGCTTTGGCACGCGAATATTCATATAGCTGGAATTTTCCATTTGGTATTTGAACCCCAGCAAATCGTCATAGGCACGCTCTGCCGCCGTCGAAACGCTATCTCCGCTTGTCACATACATCGCCGCAAGCTTCTTGGCTTGTTCAAATAGCGTATTTATGTGCGGCGAAGCTGACACTTGAAAACCGGCAGATGCGATATACGGGTCAAACTCCGATTGCAAGTCTTCCTCAATGCTTAGCTTATCGGCCTTGGGTATGACTTTGGTCAAATCCTCAAAGCTTTTATCGTGAACTTGCGCCAGCGCTTGCGCCGCATGCGGCTGAATGCCCGACGTAATGACTTTAAGCGGTGCCGTCATGGACTCGCGCAAGTCTTCATAAACGCGCGGCCACTTATTACCCCACATCTGTTTAAACGCGGTAAGCTGGGCAACCACGAGCCGTGCGCCGTTATCCGTTTCAAGCGTTTGCCCGAGCGTGGCAGCTATCGTTTCTGCATAGGATTTCGGGACAAGCTTCCGCGCTTCTATAGGCACGCCAAGTTTGTCATACTCTTCCACGAGCATAGCCGTGTAATGGTCTGTAGCTGCTTTCGCCGCTTTCGGGTCTTCCGGATTTAGCGTGGAAGCTACGCCAAGTGCTTCCTTAAGCTCCGGATTGTATGTCACAGCATAACTCGCTGCATCGTCAGCAATCGCATTACGGATGTTTTGGCTTTCAGCCTTCGCCCCGTAATACCCGCGCAACCGCTCGTCGTAAAATGCATCGCCTTTTTCCGGCTTCAAGCCTTCCACATATTGGCCGTGATCGCGTAACGGCATGCGCTTCAGGTCGTAACCGGCTTTGGCCGCTACCGTCGCAGCCTGGAATTCACCGTAAGCGATGCCACCTTTGTTCGCGCCGTAAGCCGCAATGAATTCTTGCTCAGTCGGGACGTCCGAAGCCCCGCCGCGTTCACTCGTTTCCGCAAGGGAGTTATCTGCACGCTGTTTAAAAGCTGCATTTTGCTGCACTTGACGCTTACGTATTTCAGCTTCTGCGGCTCCGTACAGCTGGTCACGGCTTTCAAACGTCAAATCGGCATAATAGCCCGGCGCGCCCGAACTTTTATCAAAGCTCGTTTCTCCGCCCATCTTCTTACCGAAGATTTTGTAGACATCCGCAACCGATCGGCCCGGCTTGAATATGCCTGGATTAGCTTTTACTGCGGCGCTCGATACAAACCCGCGCGCATCTGCGTCCGGATGCTTCAATACGGCGTTGAGGAAGCGCGGCCCGCCACCTTCACCAAGAAAATGCATCATGTAGAGATTTGCATTCGTCGGAGGGTACCCCGCCGTTTCGAGCAACTTCGCGTTATCCTGCGTGAATGCGCGGATGGCGATCTCTTGCGCTGCAGGCTTGAACCTGTCTTGCTCTGACAAGCCAAGTTCTGGGTGCCGCTTAAGCAGATTTGACCACGTTGATTTTGTAAACTGGTACGGCCCAAAAGCGCTAGACGTGTCCGAACCGATATTACGCCCACCGCTCTCCGTTGTTTTCAAACGCGAGTAGTATTCAACGCCCGTATTTGCTTTGGCTCCGGATACGGATTGCAGATCTTGTACAAGCCAATCCCGGACTTTCTCCGGCCGGTCGCGCAAATCGCCCTGAACTGCCGCATAACTTAATTTCTTTCCCAAATCCATATACAGCTTTTGCTTGACGTCCGAGGAAACGTCCAAGCTATGTATGGTTTCTGCGATAGTGGCTTGCGCAATTGCGTAAGTGGACTTGCGCGAGTCCGGATCTGCTACAAAAAGCTGATTAGCCGACGTGTCGATAGCTTTCGCAGTGTTCAGGATACGATTGTCACGACGCTGTTGCTGCTCAAAACCAAGCGAACGCCCATTAAGCTGCACCTCATACGGCAGCATCTTATCCCGGAAAGCCTTTCGCGCGGCTTCAGTTTCCAGCCCCTCAGAAACTTCATTCAGTCGCTCATTATACCGGCCCATTAAATCGGGAGTAAAGCCCGGCGCACCTGGCTCCGCGCTTTCCGACCGCTGCACGAATTCCGTGTCAATCTCCATACGCAGATCAGCTGCGGCACGAGCTGCATTGGCTTGCGCATCCTGCATTTGCGTATGCTCGTAAGCGCTGAAAGCGCGCTGTGCTTCATCTGCGGCGGAGCGAATATCCGCGCCCACGTCATAAACTGCGGCCCCGCCTGGATCAAGGCGCGGCGCTGCCCCAGCACTGCCGGACTGAACACGTTCAGTGTATTCAGGAATTCGGAAAGCCATTTGTAAGCCCTTACCGTATTTGTACGCCAACAGACTGGCCATAGCCGCTCAAAAGTTGCGTGCCCGCGCCTAGGACAGCACCGAACATACGCGGCCCCCGGCTCTTTTTCTCCGCGCTTGCTTTGAAAGACTCATTTGCCGCGCTGACTTCTTGCCCGCGCGCTCGCAATTCACCTTTGTACATTGTCGTCAATGCGTCAAGTTCGATTGCCGTGCGCGTAGCTTCCCCCGCTTTTTCAACGCTGAAGCCTTTAGGGGCAAAACCGCTTTGGGCAAAAGCTGCAAATTGCTGTGCTTCCTCACGGCGACCTTCCCGCCGCACGCGATTTGCATCCGCGTTTGCCAGGCTCAATTCGTCAAGCGCGGCCTGCCTCAAATATGTGGCGTTCTGCTCGTACACCGCTTGTCGACCTCGGGACGCGGCATTGCCTGCGAAAGCGCTCGCCATCGTTCCGACCGCCTTAACCCCGCCGAGGATCAAAGGTATCGCTTCCATTCCGTAGCCTCTTAACCGCTGGCGTCACCAAATCCTTGATGCGCACGAAAACCCACAAATCACGGCCATCAACCCCGCCGCATTCCATGGTCGCTTCATACTTAAATCCAAGATGCACAGTAGCCCACCTTACCGCTTGAGGGAAGTCCGGTCTAATATACATCTCGATACGGGTAAAAGGCGCACATTCGAGTTCGATCCGCGTCCGGCGTGTAATAGCCTTAAGGTAAGTTCCGGCCCGGAAAGACAGCGAAGCCCAAGCCATGGCCCGGCCAGGCCACATGGGCACAATCCCCGCGCACGCCATCGGCTCACCTTGAGCGTTTAAACACGTGTACGAGCAATAGCCTTGCTCAAGAAATCGCCCGTGGCGCTCGGTCTGAAATCGGGCAGACTCGTTTTCCTGGATCTCAACCGCAAGCAGGTGTTGCGGTTTGAAAGGCACGATCATTCACTAAACACTTCTTGCGCTATGCCCAAGCTCACAACAGTGGTTGGCAATGGTTGATCTTGAACGAATGTCACTGTCCGGACCGTCGATTGCCCGTCTGGCCACCCTATTTCAATGTCACCATTATACAAAGCGGGCGGCAAGTCCATCAAATCCGCCGCGTCCCGGTAAAGAACTTCTTGCAACTCTTCTTCCGATGGCCCAACCTGCCCGCCAAGAGTCGCTTCAAGTCGCAATATAAGCTTGACGATACGCCCGACCTTACCTTGCGCACTGCCTTTCTCGTTACCCCCGATCGGACGCTGTGTTTCGATAACCATTTTAGCGTTGTAGCCCGTGTGTACGCGCCCCGCGCCGTACTGAAGTGTGATAGACCCGCTCGACACTGTTCGATCCGGATGCACAGCCCCGTCTGTCACCACTTGAAGCGTTTCACCTTCCCACATGTCAAGGCCGCTTATCGTAGTCACCAATTCACGCGCCACGCCGCCCGACACGTAAGTTGTGAACGGCGCACCGTTAACGCCGTCAGTCAACCCGTTAACGTCTACCAAGTCGAAAGTATTCGTGGCTACGTTCTCGATTTCAAAAGAACGTGCATTAATCTCCCACGTTCCTATAACGCCGTCAATGCGTACCAAATCGCCATTCGAAAGCCCGTGCGCCGCGCTCGTGATTTGCACAACGCCCGTTCCACCATCTATATCGACGTCAGTAATTGTCAAAGGCACGTCGTAAGTCGCTGCCGAGTCCACAAATACAAGGTCTGCTTGATAATCGAACAACCGGCGTTCGTACGCGCCAAGCGGTTCAAACTCCCACCGCTGCGGTTTGGGCAGGTGTTCCGTCACATATTCGATATACCGCACGACGTTGCCGTCTATGGTGCGTTCCGCGATGTACCAAAGATCGTCCTTATCCCCGTCCGGATTTGGAATTGTGTTTATCGTCGTCACTTTTGCCGCGCGCATTTGCGAAGCGTCACGATAACCGCCTATGAAATGCGTAGACCAGCCGAAAACGTCTTGCTCTTTAGAGTAGACGAGACACGGCATGTTACCTTCCGCCGTCAAGCACCAAAACAGGTTGTCCGGCATCGGCACCCAAGCGGTCTGAACCACGCCGCCGAACATGATGTGTTCTGCCAAATCGTTTTGACTGTCAGCCTTGTAACGGAAATTGTCAGCTTGGGTCATTGCCCGGATGCGCAAACCCGAGCTCTCAACGAAGAACGCTTCTTGCCCGACGCGCCAAGGCGCAACGGGGCGTGACCCGTAACCCGTCTGCGGCTCGGATTTGCGGTTGAGTGGGCCGAACACGTCTTGTGCTGTCAACTCCCCGATAGCGTGCTCTCCGCCCGTCGTGCCGACAAGCAAACGCTCTGTAGGGATAGCCCACAAAATCTCTTCATCCTGGTCACTCGAAAGCTCTGCGGAAAACGCGTTGTCCGCCAGCACCTGGCCTGCCGTCTCTTCCGTGAACTCGGTAAACAGCGCCGGTACAGAAAAAGCGAAATTCCTTGAACCGATCATAACAAACCGTTCACGGAAGAAAGTCGCTTCGACGGGCCAGCCGTTCACATCGCTGTAAAGGCCAAAAGCCCACCGCGTGGTGGCGTTACCAGATCCCACAGTGTAGAAGGGCAGCTGCGCGTTCGAGCCCACGCGCCACTCTTCCACGGTCGCGGTTGCCGTCGTGCCGCCGCTACCGATCGCCGTAATCTTGAGCACGCCATAGCCTGGGTCTTGAAATTCCCAGGTATGCCCGACGTCCACGGTTACCGGGCTCGTGCCGTCTTCCGGGTCAGGCCGCTGCCCGCTGCCGTCTGCCGCTGATCCTTCCTCATGCGTCGGCCCGCGCGTCCCGGAAACCACCTTGCCACCTGTGGCTCCGCTATTGCTGGTCAAGCTCTCATAGGTCTTGCCGTCATTCCGAACCAGATCGCCAATATTGTATTCCACGTTCGCTTCCCACGGCGGAACGTCGGAAAGGTCTTGCGGTTGAATGCGGAACAGCGCACCGACATGCCCGGCCACGAAAATAGCCGTGGAAGCCGTCAACGTTACCGTACCGGTCTGCGCGCTTGCGTATACCGTCGTTGCCGTAGTGTTTTGAGCGTCGAAAGGCCCGCCTACTGTTTCAAAATCCACCAGATCCCAGTCAACATCGCCAAATCGGCGAAGTTGCTTAATCTTATCCGTGCCGGAGCAAATATAGAGGATATCATTCGACTGCACGAGTTTGAATTTGAACGTCCCGTCCGCGTTCGTCATATCCGCATAAGTCCACGGCGTTGCCACTTCATACGGAGCGAACGGACTCGCCGCATCCAGGAGCTGCGCGCGGTTGCGGTAAAAGCGGATGTAGTTGTCCCCGAATTCCAGCATGTAAGCCACGGAACGCGAACGGACAAACCGCACCATCCACGCTTCGCCATTGCTTTTCGTGGTTGCTACGAATTTGCCGCCCGCACGTCTGCGCGCTGGCCCTTGGATGATCCCATGAGCATTGCGCAGCTTCCTGCACCCGTTCGGAAAGCGCAGAAGGTCTTCACGCCCTTCAAGCAAAGGCGTCAATTCACCGGCGTTAAATCCGACCTGCCAGACATCTATTTCACCCATTCCCCGGCCTCATTCATACGCCCGAGGCTGAAAGTTCCCGATGTCAACGCCTCAGTATAATTCGCTTCGTGTACCAGCAATTGCGCTAACTCTTCGTCAATGCGCGCAATTGCTGCGGTAGATCGTGCCGCGTAAATATTTTCGCCCAAACCTTCCCAGAATGCCAGGCGTTCAACGGCGTCCGCACGCGACGTATTGAGCACTGCCCTACGCGCCGTAATCAAATCGATCTGTTGCTGTGCAAATTCCGTGGTTGATGTTGTCATCACGGCCCCACGCGCGACAACAACCAAGACGTATCCGGGATTTCTTCTGGTGGCTCTTCAATAGCGTCATTCAGCTTCGCAATTGATAAACGCCGATCTCGCGCTTGCTCGAATTGCGAAACGTCCGCCGCGCCTTTGCGCGTCAAGTCATGCACGGTCGCTATGCAAAGCTCTTCAATGAAGAAATCAATGAAAAGTGGATCCCACATCGCCTCGCTTGTCGTGCGAAATACGCCCCGGCAATTGAGCGGCGCGGCAAAATCAGTGAGGATCTTCCCGCCTTCAATCTGGAAATCAGGCTTTGGCGCTTCAGAATGGTATCGCGGCCCGAGCGAAGGCGCTCCGATGTACTGGTCATGTATCTGGATAAGCCGCAAGCAGTTCGCATCAATCTGAAACTCGCGCGTATACCCGAACGTGGGAACTGACGTGAGCAATTGTGGGTTGAAACGCTGAATGGCGAAATTCCAGTTCGCGACTTTTTGCGCACTGTCCCGTGTCCCGGCATAAACCGCGTCCATGGACTTGGCCGATTTCTGTTGATCGGACAACGCCATGATGCGCGCCGATGCCAGCCGCGTCAAAGCCCGGTTCACGATTTCAACCCGATCTTGCGCCATAGTCGATAAGCCTTACGAAGCAGCCGGAGGCCACGGACCTTTCGCAACGCGTTCAGCCAGCATGTGAATGGCGTCCACGGCTTCATCCTGCGTCATGCCGTCATCCAGGTTGATGGCCACTTCCACGGATTTGGTTTGCGTTGCGAGCGCGTCCGTGATGTCTTCGAGCGTTTCGCCACGCTCCATTGCGTAATACCGGCTTGCCATGTTTAAACGCCTTGTTTGAGAATTCCGTCAATCACGGGCTGAGCATACCAGCTTAGCGGCGGTGAGCCAAGCAAATCTCTGGGCGCGCCGGACATGGCGAAAACCTTGCCTTCAAACTCCCCAGCCGCGTGCAGCGCCTCCCAAGGCTTCCAGCCGTCCGTCTGCTTGTAATCATGCCCGGCATGCCACGGTGGCTCGAAGAAGCGCCCCGAGGCGTCCAACGGAGCCCCGCAGACGATGACGCGTTCATAGCCGATATGCAAGGCAACCTGCACGCCGAACAGCGTCGAAGTTCCGCCGCTTTGGTCAAACAGATGCACGCACTTCACGCCTTGCGAGGCGCGCACGGAATGCGTGACTGTCCCCATGAAATCCGGCTGAATAACGCCGTTGACGCGCCGGTACTTGCGCAGCAACAACCAGGACAGAACTTTCTCATCGTGGAAGGTGGCGAAGTGTTGACACTTGGGCAGCGCCAAGAGCGCTTCATTGACGGTCATGACGTCATAATGATGCGCCAAGTCTTCATCGCTGCCGATGCCCAGCTCTGCGATGTCAGAAAAGAGCGTGCGGCCGGAGCCGCACACCAATAGCGTTTTCACGCCAGTTTCCATTACTCGACGCCGATAGCGATAATACCGTCGATCGTTGCGCCATCCGGGATAGAGCCGTTGTCCACGGTTGCCGTGATCGTCACACCGGCAAACGAGTCGAACGCCTTCACGCCGCTTGCCAACGCATCGCCTGGCGAGAACTCGGAAGCCCCGCCCGACACAACAGCATCGGTATGAATGCCGTCCGGATCTGCGACAACAGCGGCGCGCGTGATGCGGTCCTTGTAAGCAGCCCAACCGACGTCCAGCGTGCGGGATGTCCCGAAATCCGATACCTTGAGCCGTGACAAGTGCTGAAGGTATGCAACCTTACCGGCAGGCAGCTTGATAAGGCGCGCCGTCGAACCGTCAGAACCAAGGCCGGACTGCGTGAAGTTGACCTCGAAGAAACGCACTTTCGAATATGTGTTGTACGCTTCGTTGATCGTCGTGGGCTGCGGCTGCCCGGTCTGAATAGCATACTGCGTGCTATTCTGCGTCGTTACTGTCATTTTCAAACCTTTCGCGTGTTTTCTGCTTGCTTGAAGCGGTGACCTGTAGAGGTTATGAGCCTTTCCAGGTCACCGCCAGACGCTCGGGCGCGTGCGATTACGCCGTCGTGTCATTCAGGCAGCGAATAACCTTGCCTTGCTGCGTGCGTGTAGCGCCGTAAGTGCCTTTGACATAAACCTGCGTAGCGTAAGACTTGTCGGCTCGCTCACTGACGCGAACCATCATGTCATTCCACGTGCCCAGATGCATGCCGGACTTGGCCCAAATCGGGTTATAATTCACGCCCGCACCGTCCGTGAGCGTTTCGGCGGCCTCATAGAACGCATCGTCGGTGAACTCCATGTATTTGAAGTTGATACCGAGGAAGCGCGTCACGCGACCGTCGTCAAGCACTGGCTTGGTCTGATAGTCCATGTTGATGATCTGCGTCTGGCCGAGAAGATCTTCTTCCTCTTCCGCCGTGCACAGCATGAAAATGGGGTCCATTTCCAGATCAACATGAGCTTGCCGGAAGATCTTCCGAGCGCGCTTGAGCTTGGTGACGTTCAGGCCGGTAGACGAGCCCGCTCCGACCGTCGCCGCGATATTGTACGTGGACGTGTCGAAAGTTTCCGTGCTGCCGCCTTTCTGCCCCGTCTTCGCGGCGGCAAAGAACGAAAGCAAGATCTGGTCGTCCTGCGACCGGCGCATAGCGTTGACGCCGTTGACAGCATAAGCGGACTGCGGGTCCAGCAGCGTGCGCAGAGTGTCCTGAGGGTCAATCAAATCTGCCCACTCATAGTCGTTCGGCTGCACCCAGCGCCGTGCGTGCGGCGTCGGAATGAGGGGCGTATCGCTGTGCCGTGTCGTCTTGCGCTGTGCACGAACCGGGCCGTACTGGTTCACTGGACTTGCCAGTTCGCCTGTAGGCGAACTCTGCATGACGCAATCGGCCAGCATACCGCCCCGCTGCTGAAGCAGGAATTCCACGTTCGTGGTGTACTGGTCCACAAAGTGGGTTGGAATGTCGTAAGACATGCTTTTCCTCTTGATCAAACCATGTTTAAACGCGCGGTAAGCTGGCCTACCACGATAAAGAGCGAAAAGGGTTGTCTTGTATCCAAGGCCCGATTTCTAGCCGTGCGCTGGCTTGCGTGCAGTTTGACCGCAAACAGAAAGGCCCGCGAAAGGTTATCTTTCACGAGCCAATTTACAGCCAGTTTAAACGGCGGTCAAGCTTAGTTGCTGCCCGTATTGAACGAACGCGCCCGAGCTTGCACCGCAAACATGGCGGCAGTCTGCATGCTGGTACGGGCTACCGCAGCTTCACGCTTGGCCAGTTCCGTAGCATTCGGATCGTCATGTTGGATTTCATCGCACAGCGTATGGAAAGCCGCCGCAAGCGTCTTCAGCGCCAAAATCTTTTCGTCCGCTGCCGGGTTGAAGCCGATATTCGCCAGCTCTGCCGCTTTGGGCGTAATGTTGATTTCCGCGTTTGAATGCGGGACATTCCCATAAATCGTCATCGTCATGCTAAAAACTCCACGTTAGCTGTTTAAACGAACTTACGCCGTCCAGCCCATTGCAGCCATCGCCGCGCCATAGAGCTGGTCACTTTCGTGCGCCGTAAGCCGCTTCTTGGTGTAACGCGGATCGTTTTCGCTGTCCAGCGTCTCTTGCGTAAGCGTCGGCTCAAACTCATAAATATAAACCAAGGCCATGCCGTCTTCGCTGAATTGCAAATAGATCTGCGGTAAACTATCCGCCCGCCAAGCTTCCTGGCCTTCGCGAACGTAAGTCGCGAATAACTCCCCACCAAGCAATTCCATGACCTTCGCTTGATCACGCACAACACGTTGAACGCCCGCACGCGCTACGCTTGCCGCTTCTTGCGGCCCTTCAAACACTCTTGCCATCGTTAAAACCCTTTCCTAGTGGCTGAATGACACGTTTTTACCGTATCTCACCAGTTGGGATTTTGGCAAGAACGTTTCCGTTACGATCAAATCGCCTTGTTTGGTGTATCCCACCATGCGCGTGCGGTAACACCATTCACCGAGGCACGGCTTCGGGGCTGGGGCAAGCTCGAACAATACGTTCGTATCGTCCGGTTCCCAGCCGAAAACGCCGTGTTTAGCGCATTGTGCTTTCTGGAGTTTTACGGCTTCGTTGAACCAAACCTCTCCGACGTGTTCAATGATGCCGCGAATGATGATGCTTTTGCTCTTTACGAGCGTATCGGCCTGGGCAGCGCCTTTTTCCTTGAGCGCTGCCCCGTCCCGTAATTCTATCTTGTCGCTTCCGATTTTGCTTTCTGCCATTTCGCCATTTCCTCGATTGCCGGTTGCCGGATTTTCTCATTCGAGGAATTGTAACGATCCATGAAATCTTTGTCAGCCAAAAGCTTGTTGATTTCATTCTGGGCAGACTCTTTCGTCGGTGCGAAATTGTTGAGCGAGCCCGGCCCACTGCCGCCGAAATCTTTCAAACCGTCTGAACCGATGCGATTACCTATATTGTGAAAGAATTCCATGAACGGGCCGTAGCCCATGGCGCTTTCGATCTTGCTGGCCACTTCATCGGTTAAGCCCATGGCACGATAAGCACGGGACGCAAGGTCGATACGCGTATCGTACTGATTACCCCAATCACGCTTCAGCTGTGCTTCCGCTGCTTCAGCATCAACGGTGCTTTGACCTTCCGCAGCCTCGCGCAATTCCTTGCCGATGTCCCCGTAAGCGCCGACAATCTTCTGCACCTGCCAGGGCGCAAGCTCAGCCTCGTGGAACACCTTCTGAAAGCGCGGCCATACAGCGTCGTCTTTCAAGTTCATGCCTTCCGGCATTTGGTATTCCGCTTCTTTTTCCGGCCAACCTAGTTTTCGCGCGATCGATTGACGGCCTTCGACGTCTTCCGCGTTTTTGGGTAGCCGGATTGTGTCGGCTCCGACGAGTTTTTCAAGGTTGCGGTGCGCTTCGACCAACGTGGTTGCGTCCGCGAATTCCTTGTTCTTGAGCCATTCGTGATGACTCTCGCCGATACCCGCTTTAGCGAACCACGGAGCATCATCACCAGCGCCATTGCCGCCATCAGTCCCGCCAGCGCTAGCATTTCCCACGCCTCCGTCACCGTCGCCACCGCTGCCGCCGTCACCGCCAGCACCACTGCCGTTGTCCGCGTCCCGATAAACATTTTCCCACCCTAACAGCCTAGCCAAAATCAGATGCATTACCTTGTTCCTCGAATTCAACATTTTCCATTAAGCGATTATGCAGCTTGCCTTGCATTTCCACGCTGTTGGACGTGTTTATCTGCGCAAGGATGCGTTCCATAACTGCTTTCTTACCCATAGCATACATTGAGGCATGCGAATCAACCATTCGCGTTTCCGGGGACGTCAGCATGGGCGTGTCGAAATACCCGCAAAACTTTGCCAGGTCTTGCAGGACGATATCCGCATCGGAAACCGAGCCATTACCTTCAAAGAGATTTCCGTAAGCATTGAACGTTGCGGCCCGTTTCTGCCAAAGCGCCAGAAACTTGTCATACCACGCCATTACTCTTCCTTGATATCATTCTGTTGCAGGAAGTGCTCATGCTCTTCCTTCTCGATACGCTCAAGAAGCTCACGCATGATGTAAGGCGCGTCGGGGTGCCCTGCACCCATAACCACGCCGCCGCGATTGCTTAGCAGCCTCACAAGTCCGCTTATCGCTTCGAACGCTTCCGCCTTGATAGACAGCAATTCCATTTCCCGGCGTTGCCGCTCAATCGTTTTCGCACCGTGTTTGAGCGCCTCTTTAACTTGATTATTCCATGCAAACATTATCGCACCTTATGCAGCTTGTTGACTTAGTACCCTTGCTTGCGCGGCATCTTTTGCAGCTGTGGCCAAAGGTTGCGCCATCGCTGCGGCTTGCTCCGCGTTTTTAGCTTGCTGGATCTGCATGAGGATCTTTTTCCAATCATCATCCGTTTCCATCCAGTCAAGCGGCATGCCGTTGATTTGTGCCAGTTCAGGCAGGATCGTGTCAAGCTTGAAGCGCTGCAATATTGTCGGATCTTGTTCGGCAAACGGCAGAATGGTTTCGAGCGTCCGGACAAAGCCCAAGGCTTGCTCTGCCTTCTGTGCGCGCGTCAATGGGCTGTCATAAGTAATCTCGATAAGCCCACCAGCGTCCCGCAATATCTGCGGCATTTCCGGCAACAGGTTGCGCGCCGATGCAATGTCAAGCTCGCGCTCGATTTGCGAGCCCAAGAACTCCGATTGAAAACGCCCGACCGTAGGCGTGAGCAATATGCCTTTCTCACGCGTGCGCTCAAGCACTTCCGTTGCCGTCATCGTCGGCGTTTCAATCAGGATCTGAAACAGATAGACCAGGAAAATGTCATTGATCACGCGGCCCGTCTCGTCAAGCATCTGAATGGCTGGCGCAAGATCGCCTTCCCACTTCAGCTGTTGAGCCATCGCCGTGCCGTCACCTTTGACATAGCCCTTGTTCCGAAAGCCCGGCTGCATCTGAAACGGCTGCAAATTGGCGTCATCCCCGAGCAGCAAGATCGGTTCGGCCATACGGTGCGCCGCTCGCAGCACCGTGCGCTTGATCTCGTTGCGCATCTTGATATCGGCAAGCGCCAGCATGGCCGGAGAACGCCCGTATACCTCGCCCACGCCGGTCACATAGCGCGCCACGGCAAACGGGAAGGTATGGAAGCCCTTGCGCGTCAAGTGCACGCGGCCTTCCTTGCTCACGTAATCCGACACGTAAGCCATGCCCGGCCAACCCCAGATATCACGCTGAATATGCGGATTTGGCATAACACGATGATAGAAGTCAAATTTCTGCGTGGACGCCTTGTCGCGCGCTTCGAGGATCTTCTGCGGCAGCTTGGCTTCGCCGAATTCCTCAACAGCCCTGTCCGCGTTGTACTCAAGCTTGCGGTACATGCGGTTGATTTTACCGTCTGCACCTTCACGCATCCATGAATGCGATAATGGACACGCCTTATAATTCACGGAACGCCCTGCCGGATCGTCAATCATCATGATTGCCGTGCCGAGCGTTCCCAGGCATTCGAAAAGCTCATTGGTTTGCGCGGAATAGCTTGAACGCGAATTATAACGCATAGCGAAAAGCGCGTCCGTCGCTTCCTCGCAATAACGCTTCGTTTCGTCATTCTTGCGCAGGTGGCGCGCTTCCGGCTGCAAACCGTGATAACGCTCGCTATCCGGGATGGACATCGACTTGAATGCCGCGCCAAAACGCTGATTTGCCACTTGAGCCAGGCTATCGAACTGCCATTCGGTTCGCTTGCGTCCCGGCTGCTTGTTCTTGCCCTGGAATGTGTCATGCGTCGGCATCACGCGCCGGGCAACTTGCGCAAACAGATCATCGAACGTTCCGCGATTGGCTTGTTCTTCCTCAAGTTCGCGAATGATCTTGTCAGCTTCCGTTTCGCTCTTGCCGTACATGCGCAACCTCGTTTAAACGCGCGTTACCGTCTTCCAGCGCAAGCAATAGCTGGTTTTCGCGCTTTCGCGCCGCACGGATCTTGCGGCGCACGTGATTTATGTGCTGCCGTTCAAGCCAGTCTTTGGCTCTATGACCGCTGTAGACATCACCGGCACGCTTCATTAGCCGATACCGACAACGCGAACCGTGCCGCCCGTAAGCGTGCCGTTCACACGCAACCGGCATTGCGGAAGCTCAAAGTTGTGCATTTCGACTGCATCGAGAACGATCACTGTGCCGTTGACGTCCTTGACGTTTACCCATACTGCGTCAATCAAGGCTTGCAAATTCGCATTCATGCTGCCCACGATCGTGCAAACTGCCGTGCCTTTGCCGCCCGGCCAACCTGCATTCTCAGAAGTAGCAACGCCAGCGTCGACAAGCTCTAACCGCTCGGGTGTTCTTTCACTCATGGACGTCAACCTTTATGCTGTGCCGCCAAGCAGCCGGAATGCGGCTGTGCGGCCTTGCGCCGCTCCTGCATTGGCCAGGCGCTGAGAAGCGCGGCCCGTGCGGTATTTTGTGCGGTCCTTAGTTTCCTGCCGCTGCTGGGCCTCGTCAATGGTTGGCGGCTTCACGGGCGGTGCAATTTCAGGCGGTTTGGGTGTTTCGATCCCGAACCAGTTATCCATGACGCTTTGTCCCACGGGCTCAATCTCCGAAATAATCGTATTCATCGTTGACCGGCTTGCTGTGATCCTTGTTCTTGGCGTTCCGTCCACGGAGCGTTTTGAACTCACCCTCACCGCACAGGTAATATCCCAGCGCATCGCAAACATGCGAATAAGCCGACTTATCCGGCTTTGTAGCATATTTTTCACTGCCTGCCACTTGTAAACGCCGAAATGACCATGCACCGGATAAACCTTTGACCAGCTTAGGACATCGACGGCGATTGATCAATATGCCTGGCCTACCGTTGATCAATCGAAGCATCGGCAATTTTATGGCCTCCACGCGTATTTCCGGGTCATTCGTTGGCGCTTCCTTCGCGGGGATGCCCTTCGATTTGAGGTGATCGAACACCGCAACACTGAAAATTTCGTCTTTGTTCTTTCCAGAAGGATCGCCGTACATCGCTTTAAGCTTGTCGGAGATAACTGCATCCCCATTTTCGAATATACCGAAATCTTCAATCAATAAGCGTTTAAACAACGTGCCGAATTGTTCAATACCAATATCGTCAATGCTAAGTTCAGCGTGAATGAGATATGTTCCGAGTGGGTGGCGTTGACAGATAAGCCCGGCAGGTTGCAGCGTACCACCCCCAACATCAAAACCACCACCAAACGGAACGTTAGGCAAAGGCTTCAAGTCATTGACAGCCATCAAGTGCGGCTGGAATTCAGGGATAACGGGCTTTCCGTCCTGAACATAGACGAATTTGTTGCGGTAATAGCCATCAATCCACGCTTGGGACTTACCGGGGATGCGCGTCATATAGTAATTGCCGAGCCCCAAGATGTGCTTGCGCTCGATTTTGTCATGATCACGCGGTATGGAAGGATCAAACGTGCGATCTAACGGCAAATTCGGCAGATTTTCAGCCTTTGGGTTGACTGCATAGAGTTTGCCTTGTGCACCTTCGACAACTTGATCTGGCGTTACGCGCCCTACATCAGGCTCACCGGGCGCAGCAATGAAGTGATTGCCATCCGGAATGACTTGAGACACGCCGGGCGGCTGCATGAAGAATTCCCAACCCTTTGGCGGGTCTGCATAAGCCTCATAAAGCCAATGATCCTCATCTGGCGGGTTGCTATCGCCGATAATGAACGAACGGGACGGCATAACGCCGCCTTTAGCCATCGAAGGATAACGGCCAATGCGGTCACCGGCAGCGTCCACAATGGCTTTGGCGATTTCACGGACTTCATTGAAGTAGATGGCCGTTGCTTCGTAAGACAGCAGCGATTTCACCTGTTCCGGCCGATCAAGCGCAAAGAAATCCACTTGGTAATCGATACCTGGCTTGCCGTTCTTTGGCGGCAGTTTCAGCGTCCAGTTGATCGGACTTGATCGGCGAAACTTGGCTTCCCTGAATTGCGGCTTGTTCGCCCACATGGCTAGGAAGGTCTCAATCGTGGTGCGCCAGAGCTCCGGCATGCTGTTGCGGACAACGGCAAGCTTGAAATATCGGATATTGCCTTCGCCTGGCTCCTGGCCTTCTATGCCCAGCTGCGGAATGCCCGTGCACCATGCGTAAGGGTCGAAGCAGCAGAACACTGTCTTGCCGCTGCCAACCGGGCCAAGCACCATGCGCACGCGCGCTTCGGACAAGAGCATGCGTGCAAGCGTAGGCGAGTGCCTCAAGGATAGGAAAGGGTCATGCGCCGTCATCCGTCTAACCAATCATCCATTTCAGCTTCGAGCGCTTCACTATCGTCCGGCTGCGTCGGGGGCGGCAATAGCCCGCGTTCCTCAAGCACTTCATAAGGCAGCTCAAGGGATACGCCTTCAAGCCGCTTATCTTCCTCACCGCCAAGCATGTTGGCGTCGTCACGCAGATCCGGCGCGATCTTTTCAACAGCCTTCAGCAACGCTTTGAGCTTATCATGGTGCTTTACCTCTATCGTCACATCGCCTAATTGCGGATCAACCGTCCGTTTGAAGGATTGGATAGCGTAGGAAATATCAGGAGGCAAATCCGCGATATCCGAAATGCTTTCCACGTCTGCCACATCCGCGATATTGGAATTTATGACAGCCATAACCTTCAGCATGAGTGAAAACCGATCGAAACCAAGCGTGCGCAAGCGTATGTATTGCGTGCGCTGAAACTCCGCATCGAATAAGGCATCTTCGAACCATCGGCGGTAAAGATTTGGCGGAATACCGAGCGCCGCAGCTGCACGCGCAACACTACCGCCGTGTTCGTACACGCACGCGTCGATGAATTCACGCTGTTCACTCGATATCGTCATTCGCTCTCAGCAAGTTCAAGAAATCCACGGCTGGCATCGTCACAAGCCAGGGCTTATTATTGCGTCGGTGAGCCACAATAGGCAAGGCGCAATCGCTCGCCGCGTCCCTTATCGCTTGAGCCATGGCTGCGTCAACATTGAGGCGTTCGACCCGCTTCACTTCCACATGGCAGCCCGGCAGGCCAACCACGTCCTGTCCATCGATCCCGTTATACTGCTGGCCCCGGCGAGCTTCGCCCCAGCCGTGATCACGCAAGAGCCTGGCGAACTCGCGCTCACCGGCCTTGCCCTTCCTATTCCCGTTCTTCATGGCCTCACCTGAATTGACCCTTGCCTATCCAGGTGAGTTATGCCATCATCTGAACACCTCGGCAAGACGAACCCGGCGCTCCCCCCTGCCGTATCGTCAGTAGGCTGAAGACCCTCGTTAGGCGAGCATTGCAATTCCCGGTTGCGATGCTCGCCTTTCGCACGTTTAGGGCAAGGTTACACCGGGTTACATCAAGGTTACATCTCAGTGTAACCCTAAATCGGATCATAAGCCCTTGATCCGTAACGATTTTTCACGAAGGTTACACCGGTTACATTAAAATCGCTACGAACTTTCCCAGCGGCCCCAGCTAGGTGAGCGTAGGCGAGTTCGCCGCGCGCACGGTCATTGAGCTCTATATCCCTCTTTTTAGTGTAACCAATGTAACCTTTTTATATAATATATTGATATATAAAGAAAAATAGGGGTTACATCAAAGGTTACACTAGGTTACATCAAGGTTACATTAGCTAGTTGCGAATGATTCTCATTTGCAAAAACAAGTATAAATTTCGCAATTTTGGAATAAAACCGCAGTAATAGCCAAGTAACTATACACAGTATCAAGCCTAATTACTAAAGTATTTTAAGTAATCGTCTCATTGCATCATCGTATTTACTTCAACTAATCTTGTATTCGACACATTGCACGATCACATTTTTACCCATTTACTTTGCGATTACTTGCAATTTTCAAATTAACGCATGAAAACAACCGAAAACAATCGAAAACAAATTTCCACGCATAAAAACGCATTTTTTAGCTATTGACGCGCGTTTAAACAGCTGTTACAGCTAATTTCGTGGACGACACGGAAAACAGGAGAACACAGAAATGACTGACAACCTTTCAAACCCGTTTGACAACGTAATCCTTGAAGACATCAGCGATTACGCAATCAAAGTTGGCGATAAGATTTTCGTTTCAAACGGGCAGTACGATATCGAGGGTTTTGCCATGATCGCAGTTTGCTACCCTTATGACTCCATTTTGAAAATCCGCGAAGACGACCGCACGGAAATCAACGTCAAAGGCTGGCTTGCTGACGAAATCGAAATCAACGGCGTGTCTTACTGACGAGGCGCTTGCGCGCCTCACCTATTCACAGCTAAAACAAAGGGCAATATGATGACAAAGAAATCAAACTTCATTGAGCGCGAAGAAAAGCGTGACGTCAAAATCAACGGCAAGTGCAAGACCTTCAAAATTCGGCCTTCGATCTGGAAACAGTTCGTCAAGCTGGCCAAGGCCGCAAATCTTACGAACGAACAAGCGGCCAAAGACGCACAACGCGAATGCAACGGCACGCTCAAAGAGGCGATTGAAAAGTGGGTGCTTCGCCAAGTTGAAACGATCTACAGCTTTGAGAACCGTGAAGCCTGGCTTGAAGCACTCGTGGAAGCGATGAAGCCCGAATTCGCGGTGCGCGGCTGCCCGATAACACGCCCTATCAAGGTATCGATCGGCTTCACATCCAAGGGTGCACGCAGCAAAGCAATCGGCGAGTGCTGGAATTCAGAAGCGAGTGGCGATGGCGCAAATCAGATCTTTATCTCACCTTACATTGAAGACGTGGTAAAGCTGGCTGGCATCCTTACTCACGAAATGATCCATGCATGGGATGATTGCAAGAATGCCCATAAGGCACCCTTCAAACGCGGGCAAAAAGCTATGGGCCTTGAAGGCAAGGCAACCGAGTGCGTGGACGGTGCGCAGTGGCGGGAATGGGCTTTGCCGCTTATTGAAGGCGTCGGGCCGATGCCGCATGCATCGCTTACAAGGCTGCCGACAAAGAAGAAACAAACGACGCGCATGCTTAAAGTGCAGTGCCCGTGCTGCGAATTCACTTTCCGCGCGGCAAAAACCTCCCTTGAAGCAGCTTGTGTAGACGGCAAGCTGGTTTGCCCAAGCCCGGCATGCGCTACGGACATTGAACTAGCTTTCGATTGATCGCTACGCATTTTCATAGACACTCAATACGGCCTCAGGCGCTCTAGCTACCGCTAGGGCACCAGGGCTATTGCACGTAGCGCAACAGCATGCTATTCAGTGCGGGCTTTTACGTTTGCAAACATGAGGAAAAGCATTATGGACAAAAAACAGCACTATGCTGACATCATTTCAGACCTGTCTAACGCATTGCAAGGCTCGGCAGCACTCATCCAGGAGCTGACGAACACAATCGCCGCACGCCCGGCACAACACAATTATCGCCCGCCAGATGAAACGCGGCAAGCGTACCAAACTGAAACGGGCCTCGTCGCAAAACTTCGCACCGAAATCGACAAGCTAAAGGAAGGCAACCTTAAAATCGCCCTTGAGCGTGACCAGGTACGGGAACGCGCGACCGATACGGCAAACCGTTTGAATGAGAAATCCCAAAAGCTGTCCGATGTGCAGGCCAAACTTGCCGTGGCAGAACGCCAGCTAAAGGAATTCGAAAGCCTTCAAGAGCGCGTCGAACGCATTGAAAACGGCAGTACTGCCCGTGACGTTAACTCGCATGAAGACCTTGTAAGCGAACTGAAGTTGCGCAGCCAAGAGCGCGATTACTGGCAAGACGAAGCTGCTCGGTTGCAAACTCGCTTGAACGAAATCGCGCAAGCCGGTCACAAACTTCTGGATGCTCACATTGAATACTTCGGGCCGCGTCCCTGGGCAAACGCGGCAATCGAGCGTCAGCATGACGAACTTATTGACGCAATTAACGGAAATCCTGCCGCGCAGCCCGAAGCTGAACGCTCCGGACCGCCTACGCCCCGCACGGAAGCTGGGAACGTCATAACTTCCCCGAACGTTTCGGATCCCGTTGAGGATTGACAAAAGCATGCTGCCCGTTTTAGCTGGGACGGGCAGCGAAACCCTTAGCCGTTGGACCTCATGAATCAGGCCGTCAACTTTCTCGCGAGCTTTGGCGGGAGCTTCCTTATTCGCGCCTTGTGGCCCGAAAAACAGCGTCCCAATCAACAGCCCGCGCCTATCCGTGCCGTGCCGGGCGGCTGGATACTGGGCACGAAGCCGCATCCGGGAGCCGCTTACACGTGGTATGGGACGCCCCAGGAATTCGCACGGGCCGACGCTTTTGATTTCGCACATCGCTTG